ACGAATAGTTATGCATTCCAGTATACCACCTATGCAAAAATAGTTCTTGCATGTTCCATTGGACCCTGTATAGTATGCCTATGATGATCGCTAACAAGGAAAAAACACATGACTAAGACAACTGCACTCGACACTGTTTTGGCTCTTTTTAAGACTGATGCTAAGCTTACTCCTAAGCAGATCAATGATGCCGTTGGTCGTGGTAACTATGCAGCTAAGCATGTTCTTTACCTGAAGCTTGCTGGCCACGATATTGAAGCTACGAAAGATGGTCGAAGTGTCGTGACTTATACATATAAGGGTATCAATCCTAACGTAGATGTTACAGTAAAGGCAGCCGATCGTCGGGCTAAAGATATTCTGGTAAAGACTCCTATTGTCGCTAAGACTCCTTCAGTCGCTAAGGTTCCTGCTAAGACTCCTATTGTCGCTAAGACTCCTTCAGTCGCTAAGACTCCTATTGTCGCTAAGAAGCCAAAGGTCATCGTTACTCATGATGATGATATTCCTGTTATGGATCGTGGTCGTAAGTCATCTAAGAGAGTTGATGATGTTGAAGCCACATTTGGTAGCAGCGGTTCTGTTGGTTCCTACTCTGTAGATGCTGATTGGGACTCATTAGATTCAACTAATATTAGGCATCTCATCTAGGTTCTAATAGCTATGGAGTCACCTTGCATCAAAGTCTGTAAAATTGCACCCGATACAGGCTTCTGTGTCGGGTGTTTTCGCACAATCGACGAAATCCGACTATGGGGAAAGTTAACAGATATACAGAGACGAAATATGATGTATCTATTGGAAAAACGTAGTATGGAGAAATCTAATGAAAAATAGTAAACTAATTGAAACTATTCTTGAAAGCGATATTCTCGATAAAATAGCTGTTCTTTGTATGAGTAATTCTGCTGATCTTTGTGTCGAAAATATTATTAACATCAGACAAAAAATTGTTGAAGATGGACCTAAAGATTTTTGGCTAGAAGATATTGAAGATAATATGATATCATATCGACATTTAGCATATTGCTATCACTATTATACAGGCGAACATCTACCTATAATTGAAAAAAGGTTAAAGTAATGAATATTTTCTATGTTCATAAAGATGCAACTGAAGCGGCAATTAGCCTTGTAGATTCTCATGTAGTTAAAATGATCCTTGAGAGTTGCCAATTGTTATCTACTGCACATCGAATTCTTGACGGAGTGCCAGCAAAAGATAAAACTAAAACTGGTCGTAATGTTACACGATATATATTGTCCGATAGTCGCAATGATATTCTATATCAATCAACACATATCAATCATCCAAGTTCTGTATGGTGTCGGCAGACGGTAGAAAACTATCAATGGCTACATACACACTTAATGTCTTTACTAAATGAATATACATATCGATACGGTAAAATTCATAAATGCACAAATGTTGCTGTTGCTTTATATCAAGTGCCCAATAATATTCCAATTGCTCATTTTACTCCTCCAACACCTGCAATGAAGCCAGAGTTTTTGGTTGGTAAAGATTCACTGAAGAGTTATCGGAATTATTATAAAAATGGCAAAGTACACTTGCATAAGTGGACAAAACGAGAAATGCCAAGATGGATTTCGGAAACTGTCTAAATAAAAATATATGTAACAACAGAAGGAGTCTTTAAGAAGTATATCTATCAAACAGTAAAAGGAATAATCTAAAATGTTAGTTGTAAAATCTGTCTTCTTCATAGGAACATTTTTACTTTTGTGTGTAACAACCAGCAATGTTGCATTTGCGGATTCATCTACAATTTCTAAAGCCAAATCTTATGTTGGATTACACGAACGAAAGAATCGTAGTACAATTAAAGAAGTCACAAAGATTGATCCAGCGAGAGTGTCTTGGTGTGCTGCATTCGTCAATGGTATTCTAAAACAACTTGGATTACCTGGTACCAATTCGAATATGGCCAGAAGTTTTTCTAAATATAATAGTTCTACCAAGAGTCCACAAAAAGGTGATATTGTAGTATTAAAACGTCATGTAGGATTCTTTGAGGGATTTGTAAAGAAAGGAAATAAAAATATGGTTGCTGTGTTGGGTGGTAATCAAAGTAATCGTGTTAAAGTATCTTATTTTCCTGTCAGTAGTGTTATTTCATATAGAAAGGTTTGATATGGCTGTTTATACATTTTGTAATAAAAAGACTGGTGAAGAATATGACGTGACAATGCCTATGTCTGAAATTGTCGATTTTGAAGAAAAAAATAAACATCTAGAACGAGTATATTCCAGAATGAACATTGTTGATCCAGTAGGTATTGGTATTACTAAGCCACCCTCAGATTTCACGAAGTTTGTTTTAGGTAAGGTAAAAGCAGCTAATCCACATACTGAGATTGGTAAAAATAGATGGGATATTCCTAAAGAAGTATGATAAGAAAAAAAAATAGTATTAATAACAAAACAAAACAGAGAGGTGGCCCGATTCGTCGGTCTGCCTCTTTTGCGTTTAAGGACGCTTTTGCGTTTAAGGAGAATCATATGTCAAAGAAGAAGAATTCTAATGTTAAAGACAGCAGTCAAAAAGCACAATCAACTAAACTGAATTTTATACTAAAACATATAGCTCCTTTAACGCAGAATCAAAAATTAACTTTTAGCAACTACGAACAAAATAAAAATCTTCTTCTCATAGGTTCGGCAGGATCAGGCAAAACTTTTCTTTCAACTTATCTCGCTTTAAGAGAATTATTAGATGAAACTATATCAAATAAAAAGTTATATATTTGTCGATCAGCAGAACCTTCAAAAAATGTAGGATTTTTACCAGGTTCAATAAAAGAAAAAATAAAGATATATGAATCTCCTTATTATCCAATATTTACACAATTGTTTGATAGAAGTGACGCTTATGAATATTTGAAAAATAAAGGAATGATAGAGTTTATTTCTACATCATATGTAAGAGGATTAACATTTGATGATTGTATTATTATCGTTGATGAAGTTCAGAATTTAGAATGGAATGAACTTTATGCTATCATGACACGAATTGGACAAAATTGTAGAATTATCTTCTGCGGTGATTATAGACAGAGTGATTTAAAAAATAATTATAGAAATGATAATAGGAAAGATGATATACTGAAATTTATAGATGTGATTAAAAAGATGTTATCTTTCAAAACAATTGAATTTACACATGATGATATAGTTAGAAGTTCCATTGTAAAAGAATTTATAATTACTTCCGAAAACTTAGGATTATAAATATAAGTGCCCGTCACGGTAGTGAGAATACCTACGGGCTCTAACACCTAATCGGAGGCATCAGCGTGTCTATTTATTCAAATATATATTTAAAGCTTTGTTCAGAAAGAAAACTTTTAAAAGAACATTACAAAAAAGGATCTAATATACATAGACATCATATTATTCCTAAACATTCTGGAGGCATAGATGATGATTCTAATTATACATATCTCACAATAAGAGAACACATTATTGCTCACTTTCTTTTATGGAAAATTCACAAAAATCCAAATGATCTTCGCTCTATGAAAATGCTTGGCTCAAATCTAACCTATGAACAAAGAAGAATTGTTGGATTATGGTGTAAAGAAAATAAAATAGGTTTTCATAGTGATTCAAATTGGGCTTCTATAGCTGGTAAAAAATCTATATCTTCTCCTAATAATCCATGGTCTTATTGGGCAAGTGAAGAAGGAAGAAAAAAAAGATCCTCTATGGGCGGTAAAAAAGCAGCAGAATTAAAAATCAATGTTGGTAGAGTATGGATGAGTAAAAATGGCACATCAAAAAGAGTAAAAGAAATTGATGTTGATAAATATATATCGGATGGATGGAATATTGGTGTTGATTATGAAAAATCTGAAATAGAACTTCAAGGAACTAGAGATAGAGCGAAAATAAGAACTATTTGTCCGCACTGTAATAAAGAAGGTCAAAAAATTTCTATGGCAAGATATCATTTTGACAATTGTAAACAAAGAACAGAGATGGGAATATGATTTATTCACTAAGAGAGTTTATAGAAAATATAATTATTGAAAATTTGCATCCTGAGTTGAAGTCTATTGTGACACAGCAAACAAAACCTATTGGTACATCTAAACAAACACAATTAGCGAAAAAAGTTAAAGAACTAACGAATAGTGATGAAGAAACAGGCATAGAAGGTAATATGCCTAAAGGATCTAGTCGTGCTTATTTGCCTTTGAAAGATAGAGAACAAATTACCTTAGATGGTAAATCTACAAATCTAAAAACAGGCATGAAAGTTGCTATTCGTGCTTCTTTAGATAAGAGCCATGATAGAAAAAAGTATGATGGAATGAGTTTAGGTCAGTTACAGAATGAAGCAGAAGGCGGAGATCATTTTGTTAATTCAAATTACAGAATAATAACAAAAGATCATTCTACTGGTCATTATCATTCTAATAGCGAATCGGGTATATTTCCTCCTCAAATAGATCATGACCACGATACACATGAATGGACACATGTCGGTCATGTCGATAAAGTAACAGGAAAACAATTTAGAAATTTAACCAAAACTGAATCACATCCAAAAGGTATCAGTCATTCTGAATTTTGCGGTGCTCTAGAACGAGTATGGAATAAAGATCATGGTAAATACTGGAACGGATCGCCAGATAGAGAAAAACAATTAGATCATAATGAATCACACCCATTAGTACAGAAATTTCTAGATCACCAAAGAAATTTAGGTGCTCCTCCACATGATTATAGACAGATGGGTAATATGGGAATTTGGAAACATCCGCATACTGGTGAAGAGCACATTGTAGCCAGAGATCATGGTTTTAGTGAAAATGTTATGAATGCATATAAAGAAGCCAGACAGAATACATGGAAATAAAAAAATGAAATCTTTTCTAGAACACCTAAACGAAGCAGTTTCTATGGATGATGACCTATTAGGGCATCTAACTCATGTGAAAGATATACCACATGAGTCTCCAAAACATACAACGACATCTGTAGGATTGATTCGTGATTTCCATCATTTGAGACAAGGTAAACCTAGTGGTATAACTGCCTCTCTCAAACATGATGGTGGTGCTTCCGTTCACATTATTCATGATAAAGATGGTCGAGTCGGTGTATCAGATAAACACCGACTTGCTCGTGGTGTTGTAGCTTATTCCGATGATGAAATAGACCAGCATTTTGGTAAACATGCAGAATATGCAAGTGCCCTTAAACATCTTCGAAATCACGGTCACGAAGTTGTTAGTCCTGGTCATCATGTTCAAGGTGATATTCTCTGGTCACCTGGAGATAAATCTAGTTCTGAATCAGGAAAAACAGAGTATGAGCCTAATAGAATTAGATATACTGCTCGGTCTAGTGCTCCTCTCGGCATTGCTCTTCATAGTGAGGTAAAAAAGGGTGTTGCCTATGGTCTATCCAAACGTGCTACCCGATCAAGTAAAAATGTATACGTGCCAAGAGAAGATTTCAATCCATCAGAACATGAATATAAAGATGAAGATAAGAAAGCAGTTGAGCATCATTTAGGTGAAGCGGAAAAACTTATTTCTAAACATACAACAGAACATCTTATTCCTGGACATATCGAGCATTTGACTATCTACCATAATCGTGTTGCTCGTGGTGGAAGAAAACCAACTGTTGAAGGATATGCTTCTTATTTGAGATCAAGAGGTGAAGAAGCCGCAGGTAAACTCAAAACTGAAGCGGGTAAGACCAAAGCCCGCAATCAATTTGAATCCATGGCTCAACATGCAGAAACAAATAAAGAACATTTCAACAGATCAATTCAAATTAGACACCACTTACAGGCTGCAACTGATCGTGTTCTAAATGGTATCAATCACCCTGACCTAGAAACTACTGTTGATGGTAAAAAATCTCGTGGTGAAGGTGTTGTTCTTCGTGTAGGTAATAGACCTGCTGCAAAGTTAGTTCATTCTGATATTCAACATGCTCTTGGTAACAATCCAAGATTCCCAAATAAGGGTGCTATTAACGAGAGTGCCGAGAAGGCTGGTGTGGCTGTAATAGGTAAAATAAGATATGCCACACTAGGTCATAAAAAAATGGTTGATACAGCTAAAGGGATAGCAAAAGATAGAAATGCTAGTTTACATATTCACCTAACTGGCGCATCCGATCCTTTAACACCAGAGCAGAAGAAACAACATGCAGAAGCAATGTTTGATCATCCTGTAGAATCAACAACCAATGTATTTGATTCGTTAAGTAGATTATCTGGAAAATATCATAGTTTGCATCTTGTAGCAGGATCAGATAGAGCAAATGAATATAGGGAAATCGCAAACAAATATAATGGTAAACCTGATAAAAGTGGTAAAGTTCCATTTCATTTCCCTGGTGGCATTCATGTTCACGAAGTCCAGGGTAAAAGAACATCAATAGCAGATATCGGTAAACACCCCACAGAAATGAATAGAGACGAATTAGAAAGAAGTGCATCTGCCACAGAAGTCACAGGATTGGCTAAGTCTGGTGATTATGAAGGATTCAAAGCATATCATCCAGGCATTGATGTTGAGATAGTTAAAAGAAATTATGATACTATTCGTTCACAATCATCACCAGAAAAACCAAAGAGAAAGAAAACGATCAAAGAAATCAAAGAAGAACTGAAACAAAATGCTTCAACACAATACATGAAAGCAAGAGAAAAACTAAAGAGTGCTAATTTGACACCAGAAGAAAAAAAGTTCTACGAAAACAAAAAAAAAGCAATGAAAAAATTAGTAATAAGAAAATAGGAAATTCCTACATTTTTCACTTGACATGGTTTCCACCAGTGTTATAATAACTATGTAGTCGTTTCAATGATTCCAATTAGATTTGATTAGTTGATAATAAATCAAATATACTGAACGAAGTGAAGATTGTGAACGAAGTGAACAATTATTGGGTTTATACTGTTACACATTTTAGATGATATTAGTTGATATTATTTCTGTGATAAAAAGGAATTAGAAACTTGAAAAAATTTAATTATGTTGATGGACTGCCCGAATTAAAATCATTACAAACAAAAGAGGAAAATGGTAGTCGTTATTATCTTCTTCCGGCGGGCAAATATGTCCCCTCAGTCACAACCATGCTTGGACATTTCAAAAAGAAAAGTATTCAAGAATGGCGAGATCGTGTGGGACATGAACAAGCCGATAAAATTAGAAATCGTGCTGCTACTCGTGGGACAAAATTTCATAATCTATTAGAAAAATATCTATGCAATGAACCAGTGAAATTAATAACAGAATCCTTGATGCCAGATATGAAACAAGCCTTTTTTGATATGAAATCCACCGTTGATAGGATAGATAATATTCACTATTTGGAAAAACCATTATACTCTGATAAAATGAGACTTGCTGGAAGAACAGATGTTATTGGCGAATTTGATGGCATTCTATCAGTTATTGACTTCAAAACTTCTAGTAAAACAAAAACTGAAAATATGATTGAGGACTATTTTCTCCAAAGCACGTGCTACGCATTGATGTACGAGGAACGTGTGGGGGTAACAATTGACCAAATTGTTATTCTAATCTCTACCGATGGCACTAATGAACCTCATGTATTTGTGAAGGATAAAGATCAATATGTAGAAAAACTGTGTGAAAAAATCCTGAAGTTTCATAGAGAGATGAAAGGAGAATAATTATGGGTGGATATGATAATCAGACGAGTAAAAAAGTATCAAACGCCAAACAAAAATCTATTCGATACCATTATGATAGAAATCAATCTCTATATGAAGAATATAAAACAAGCAAATATCAATATCTAATGAGTTTTGTAAACTATAAAAAAATGGTAAATAAAAAGAAAAAAAATACTTGACAACGGCCTTCCAGTATGATATAAATAAGACTACATTGATGATATCTTTCAATGACAGTTTGGACTGTGGGGCGGTACCACACGTCTCCACCACAAGCACACCGGCACGAAAGTGTTAAGAGCCTAAATTGTATTAGTACAATCGGTGTGCTTTTGATGGGGACGAAATAGGTTCGACAGGCTGGATGAGAATAGATGGAGATGTCCCGTGCGAACTGGGTAGACGACGAAAGAAGTCTTAAACGTAAGAAAAAAAACTAAATGCTATTAAAGCATCTAATGACAATGTTCCCTTTGCTTCCATGAAAATGGCAGCTTAAGAAATTGAGTCCGGGGTATGAGTTCCACCCTGTCAAATAAAGGGCTCATTTTTATTTTCTGAGTCACAAGGGGGTTCCAAACGTAAAGAAATGGCACTGAGAGAACACAAGCATGTCATCATTCGGGCATATGTAAACAACCCACCACAAGATGCTGACCGGCTATCGGATTGGTGTAGAGAGGTTGTTGCTGCTGTAGGTATGAAAGTAATTGCTGGTCCATTAGTAGTATATGGTAATATGTCAGGTAATGCTGGTTATACTGCTGTGACTGTTTTGGATTTTTCTCATCTAGCTATTCATAGTTGGGATGAGGTATCTCCTGGTCTCATCGAGTTTGATTTATTTTCCTGCAAAGACTTCGATGTAAATATTGTACTTGACAAACTTGAAGAATTTGATATAGTATCTCACTCAATTATGGTGGTAAATCGTGATGAATTTGACAATAGACAAACACGAAAACTTAAATATGCAAGCTAGTCGTGATGAAATAATCACATTCTCTTACGAAATTGAACGTATTGTATATGATAAAGATGTATCGTATATGGATGCTATTATCTTGTATTGTGAAACTATCGGTCTTGAAGTCGAAATAGCAGCTAAACTTATATCTGATACACTTAAGTCTAAGATTAAAATGGAAGCGGAAGAATTGCATTTCTTACCTAGATCAAATACAACAAAACTTCCTCTTTAGCATCAACGATTAGCATCAGCGATTAGCAACCGAGATTATTATGAGATTGTCTGCATATGAAACTTATTGTCTATATTTGGCAATCAAAAGCCATTTCACAACACAATCTTATGATTACCACAAATATCAAGGCAAGGTAAAGGCTTCTAAAGAATCATTCGAGATTAGAAAAGATAGATTTCTATTTCAAAAACTATCCAGAAAATATTCAAATGATCAAATGAATGATTTTCTAATCTCAAATTGTATCAAAGGTAAGAAATGGGTAGGCGAATTTCTTGATGATGATGCTGAAAATATCTATCTTCAGTATGTGAAAAGAAGGCAATCATTTACCTATGTTTTTACTAATGAAATACAGAAATTATTCGATTCAGTAAGTTCTCCTGAAAAAATATTCATTTCTTCTTCAAATCAATCATATTATCCTCCTATTATTGAATCATATCTTTCTAATAGTATTGGTGAAGATACTTTGTGTGTTATAAATAATTTCTTTAATTTTGTGCCCAAACTCGATAGAGATTTAGGTAAAGATGATATTTTATGGAAATCTATTCGTATCATCACAATCAAACTGCTTCCTTTTATTGAATATGACAAGCTGCGTTTCAAAAATATAGTGAAGGAAGCCATAAACAAATAAAAGGAAAACGAATGTTTAAACACATTATTTGTGTGGTAGTATCATTGTTTTTTGCTAATATTACTAATGCTGAATCACTACCTATTTCGACAAGAACAAAAACATCCTGTATATCAGATTATTATAGATTTTGTCAACATTGGCCACATGATGAATTGCGTAAATGTTTTCAAATGAATGTATTGAGAGTATCTGTTACTTGTACTGAAGCATTAATTGATGAAGGATTAATTAGTAAAGTTGAAGTAGATACTATGAAACGACAAGCTATAGCAATGATGAATGCTAAACCACTTGTTAAATCTATCTCTTCACCTCCAATTAATCCAAATCCAACTGTTGAAGAAATTAAAAATACAGTTGTGATTAATACAAAAAAAGTTAACGACAAAAAGAATCTTAAGAAGCCCACTAAAAACACTAAGACTACTAAACCAATACCAGCTGCTAGCGCTAAGAAAGTATCTGATGCAACATTTGAAAGATGGAAGAAACAAAATGGCTTCTAATAAATATGCTTGACAGAAGGAGAAACTTCTGTTAGTATATAAGTCTATATTATGAATATGTGGATAAGATAAACATACAAAAATACATATGGAGAAAATATAATGTCAAATTTCGCTACACTAAAAAAATCATCTGGTTCTATTGATCGTCTAGCCAAAGAACTGGATAAAATGAATTCTACTACTAAAGATAAAGCAGAAGATACAAGGTTTTGGCAGCCAGAAGTAGATAAGTCGGGTAATGGCATGGCTGTCATTCGTTTCCTTCCTCCACCTGCAGTCGATGGAGATGACTCTTTGTCATGGGTTCGTATTTTCAACCATGGATTTAAGGGACCATCCGGTAAATGGTATATCGAAAATTCTCTCACTACTCTTAATCAAAAAGATCCTGTTTCTGAATTTAATTCAAAATTGTGGAATGAATCTAATGATGATAATTCTCCACAAAGAAAACAAGTTCGAACACAAAAACGTCGTCTATCATATATCTCAAATATCTATGTTATATCTGATCCTAAGAATCCTAATAATGAGGGTAAGGTTTTTCTATTCAAGTATGGTAAGAAGATTTTTGATAAGATTACTATGCAGATGAATCCA